GGGACATGAGCTCGACTCAGTAGTCGTAACAGGCATTCTGCCTGTTTTTGCATTGCTTGATTTTTTGGTGATGTGGACAAACATGACAGGATGGATGTAACGGTGGACAATTTACCCTAAAGGGTAACAGCGTCCCTGTGGAGTTGAACCACAGGTTAAGACCCAGACGCTAACTAACCGTAGGTTAGAAAGGTAGGACAGCGTTGCTGTCGTTAGTGCAACCAGTGAACTGGTAGCATAGCTTACCAGTAGCAACTGTGTTACCTCTAAGGTAACTTAGAGCTCTGACTGCGTTCTTGGACAAGTCCTGAATCCAGAATCCGAAGGACATGTTAGGGTTAAGCATAAGATTTACAATCTTAGCTCTGCTAACGTTGGAGTACTTGTACTCATAGCCATTTGTAAACCTAACATTTACTACTTTAGTAAATGGGTTGACGTTGATAGCCTCAACAGCGTCGGATGTACGAGGATTTGGAATTGAAGTGAACATAATCGAAAATTGTAATTGAACAGTGAGTAGAGAGTTGTAGTTAAGTTATATTATCTCTCTCACCTATTCTAGGAGAGAGAATATAACATAACGTAAACAACTCTATCTACCTTTCCAGTATAATCCCTATCCAGACCACATTACAAATCATCTTAACATTCTGTAACAATATATAACTACGTAGTAGTATATTATTGTTGTCTCATCTGTGTCTCAAGCTGGCAACAGATCGCCTCTCTTGCGCGTTCTAGTAATCCGCGCGCCTGTGTGCCTGCGCGATTTAGTGGTATCCGCTCGGCTCCGCCTCGCTCCTCTTGCAGTACTGTCTCTTGGACAGCTCTACAAAACGGCAAAACCCTTGCTATCACTGGCATTGGTGGTGCGAGCGTAGCGAGCTGGACTCGCGTTGGACACGTGCCTGCGTTAATTGTTCCTGCGCGCCTGCGTTAATTGATCGCGCGCCTGTCCGCGTTATAGATACCCCCCGATGGGGGAGTCCTTGCCTGCGCGCTATTTATAATACACCTGAGAAATTTCTGTCAAAAATTATGCCTGTCCGCTATCAGCTAAGAATTGAAATAAACCCTTATCTGTAAGCACATGTTTGTACATATCGTCAAATACTTTTGGCGGTATGGTACAAATGTGTGCACCGGCTTGAAATGCTTTACCAACTGTAGCAGCATCACGTATGCTTGCAGCTAGTATTTTAGTATCTGTCCTGTTATGGCAAAATACTTTAGCTATTTCACGTATTAGTCCTATGCCATCATGTCCGTTGTCGTCTAAACGTCCAACAAACGGTGATACGTAAGTTGCGCCTGCTAATGCACATAATATTGCTTGACTTACACTAAAAACTAGGGTCATATTAGTGCGAATGCCCATAAAATTAAGCATTTTACAAGCTTTTATGCCTTCTGGTGTGCAAGGTAGTTTAATAGTAGCTTGTTCTACCCACAATTTACCGTATTGTATGCCATTTTCTATTAATTTGTCTGCATACTTACCATCTACCTCTATTGACACGTCTTGTACGCCTAGATCTTGTATTAAGTCAGCGTACACGTCGTCTGGTTCCCTACCACTTTTTTTAATTAGTGTAGGGTTAGTAGTTACACCGGATATAACTCCAGCGTCTAATCTTTTATCTATATCTTTAATAATAGCTGAGTCTAGAAACAGCTTCATTTAAAAACTCCTATACGGGTGAGAACGTACATTGTTAGTATCGTCCAGAATAGTATTTCTAATCCTATATTATTCATCTTCTTCTTTGGGTTCAGGAAAGTATCCTATAGTAAAACCGCCATCCTCTGTTTCTTCTATAACAGCTTTGTACACTGGCTCTGACAACTCGTCCATTTTTGTGTGGTACTCGTCGATAGCCATGTCGACTGTTTGTTCTGTTTTTAGGTTTATCCATCTGTTTTCTAAACCGATCAACATGCCTAGTATCAGGAAGTTAAGGGGTGGGAAAGGAGTCTTCAGACTCTTGTATAACTCTTTAAAGTGATTAATCTTTAACTTATGTTCCATATCTAGTTAACGTAAGTAGGTAGAGGTGATATCTATAAGGGATATCCAGCTAACATTGTTGTATTAGGAGGGAGAGTCCACCCTTCTCTCCCCTATTAGCCCGTGATTACCCTCAGACCCACGTATGACTACCTTTGCTACCAGACTTACCTCGAGCCTCTTTACGCTGCTCTACATCCATTCCTAGCACCAAATGATTGGTCATTGCCTGTGGATCATCTATAAATTGTTCTAGTATATCGTTCCACTCGTCTCTTTTTCTTTGTTTGATCTGTTCCTGTGCTGATATAGACAGTGCATCTATGTAGTATTTTACACCTTGCGCTAGACAGTCTAACCTGTCATCGTGTTTAACTGCATACTTCTGTCTACACATGCGACTCATTTGATAAAACAACATGTATAAAAGCCTTTCTTCTGGAGGAGCTTCTCTGTTGGAGTTATAATCCCATTCGACGACAGACTTGTCAACAATAAGACGGTGCTGATTAAGCACAGGCTCGAGAGTATCAATAATCCTGTCTTCTTTTCTAACATTAGCTCTTACCTCTTCTACTAATATACGTTGTTTTGTCTGTTGTAAGTGTTTCTTAAATAGCTCTGCTACTATACCATCACCGAAGTTAGACTCTATTACGAGTGTATTTACGTTGTATTTTTTACAACCTCTTAGTATGTCTAACAGGGTGCTGTCGGAATACCCATCCCTATAGGCACGCATTTCGTGTAAATAGAGTAAGCCATTTTTTTGCGAAATGTACGCTGCTGCCGTTTCGTCTGCTCCTCTACCGGAGGGGTCGACTGAGCAGATGGTTTCTTGGTAGTCTGTCCATTCCCCTTGTATTTGCATCGGAGAGTAGAAGTAGTCCCCGGGTAAACCCACTGTGGGCAAATCCTTAAGTACATTTCTCGGGTCTGAGCACCATACGATGTTGTCGGGTGCTTTAGTAGGATTGACGCTAGTAATAACAAGGTCAGCCATTTTGAGAGGAAACTTCTCAGCGTCTGATAGACTTGTATCCAACATAAACTGCAACATAAAGTTGCTACGTCCCATAGATGCTTCCCGTTCAACAAGGTCATCTTCGCTAAATCTGTCATCTGTGGTTGTCCATGGTGTTACTCCGTTGTCTATGTCTTCTTGTAGCTGTGGAGCTATAAGTCCTTCGTAAGGGGTATTGTTTCTTGGGTATCGCGCGGTCCAAATAAATGGTTTGTAATTCCTGCTTGCCAGCTTACGATAAATAGTAAAAGTAGTCTGAGGAGTCCCGAGATACATAATACGGCTATCGTCTTTTGGCGTAAGGATCGACTCGGCTTCTGTACAGAGTTGGAGGAGTTTTTCACGCATCAACTCCGTCATGCTGTTTCCCGGTACTTCTATGTCGTCCAGAATCATCAGGTCTGCTCTGCTTCCCGTTAGCTGACCAGTAATACCAACACTTTTGACTGATGGTGCCTGATGAGGTGAACATAGAACGTCGAAGGAAATTCTTGACCATCTCGCGTCGTCGCTCTTTGGTTGTAGGTGACTTAGCCATGGTGTTTCAATAATAAGTTTTTGTAGGAAGATACTCATGTTGTCAGCTCTTTCCTTAGAAGCTGATATAATCATTATCTTCTTTTCTGCGTCATTGAAGAGTGTCCATAACACAAACGCTCCAGTAATCCAACTTTTTCCGACTCCTCGGAAGGCTTGGATCTGTAAACGTTTTGGTCCGTGTTGTAAATAGTCTGCAATGGCGTATTGTGCCCTAGTAGGAGAGGGTAGATCAAGCTGGTCCCATAATGCTTGTAGAAACAGCTTGAAATCACTCTGTAAGGACGTTAAAACGTCTGTCATGTATGTTTGGTTAGTTAGGTTGTCTTCGCTTATCTCCGCCTGATCTACGTCTTTCAAAGACTGTTCTCCATTCAAAGGTAGCTAAAGATTCGATAATGTCATCATCAGTCATAAGCATTTCTTGTTCTGTTCTAGGTACTAAACCAAAAAACTTAGCCATAGAGTCATAATAACTTGTATCAATACCTAACGCTTCAAATAGCTCTTGAGGTGCATCGTCTTTATTCTGTCTACCGTAGTTATCAGAACTTAACTCTTTCCAAAGATTTCTAGCAGTCATAGGACCACCTTTTGAAGCAGATTTACCATGACCTTTTGTATATTCAGCAATTTTACCAGTTTTAGGGTCAATAGTACCTAACCTTATCGCTTCTTCATTAGCTAATCTAATTTGTCTATCGACTTCTTCTAAACCAGCTTTGTTCCATTCAGCCCACTTAACAAAGTTGTCATGGGTATATTCAAATTTGTCAGGAAACATCTCGCCTAACCTTTTCATATCAGCTATTGCTTTTCGATTATTAGGAGTACCTTCTATATGAGGCATACTTCTCCATGCTTCACCTCTAGCTAAAGACTGTTGATAAGCGTCTTCTCTATTTAAACCAACTTGACTTAGTTTAGTTAACTTATCGGCACCTACTTTTGGCTTACCAACTCTAGGTTCACCCATTAAGTTAACTCTACTAATTGACTCTTGAGTTTTAAATAAATTTATATCGTCTCTAAGAAGGTTATCTGTTTTAGTTCTACTTCCGCCTGCACCCACTACCATTCGATAATAGTCTTTCTTGTCAGCGTTATTAAGAATTAAAGCACCGTCGTCTGTATAAGTCCAATCTTGAGCATTTATCTGATTAATAGTATGTTGAGCAGGGGTTATCGGTCCGTGTTCACCTATTTTTAGTTTATTAGGTATTTTACCATCACCTTGTTTCAAAGCACCTAGTAATTGACTAAATGCTTCATTCATTGGATTAGCCATAGATTGCTCTGTATTTCTTCATTGCTTCTTTTCCGCCTTTTTTAGCTTTTTGAAAAGCAGCATTTTTCTTTCTAAGTTTAGCTAAACGGTCTTCAGTAAACCCAGCTTTTTTAAGTTTTTTAGTAATACGTGTATCTTTTCCTAACTTAGTACCTTCACCTCTTCTGTACTTAGCTAAAGGATCTTTTTTAACTTCTTTCTTTTGAACTTTATTATCTTTATTATCTTTATTATCTTTATCAATTTTTTGTTCAACAGTTTCGTCTTTTAATTCGTTAGTTTTAGCTTTACTTTCTGTTGTAGGTTTTTCGTCTTTATTTGACTGATTAGTATTAGGTTGATTTCTTGTTGCACTACCACGAAGGTCTCCAAATTTAGGAGCAGTGCCTTGTTTTCTGGCTTTATCTATTTTTTGTAGACTTTTTTCAGATTCTTCATTTACGTTCTTTTTTTTAAGTTCGTAATTTTTCTTTGTTTTGTAAGTTGTTTTTGAGAAGTCTCTTTTTAAACCGTCTCCTATGGGTTTGTTTTTAGTTGATTTCCAAGAGCCAGATCTTTGGTCCCAGTAAACGGTTTTTGTAGTTGTTCTTCCAGTAGAAACAACTTTAGTTGCATTATGCTTAAATTTTGTTTTCTTTTTTCTACCAGAAATTTTTAAACTTTGACCTCTTCTTGAAGGTGTTGCTGTCATGTTTACCTTATATGTTGATGAATTAATAATTCTCTAATTGGCTGGAATCCAAATACTTTTCGCATCCATCCGAGCCAATCGCTACTACCTTTGTCTTGGTTACATTTTCGACAGGCACATACGATATTTTTCGTAAGAGTTTCTCCACCTCTGCTAAGAGGTATGACGTGGTCGAGTGTAAGTTCTTTTTCTTCATAAGTTTTTCCGCAATAAACACATGTACAATTAAAATGCTGTTTTACAGCTCTTCTCCAGAGCCGTTTAGAATCTGAACTTGTCATGGTTATTAAATTTTGTAAGTAATGTTTTGGACTAGGTAGTAGAGGGGTCATTTACGTATTTTGAGTCTGCTTTTCCTGTTTTTGGATGG